GCATGATTATGTACGCTCTTGGTTATTAGAACCTAGTGACAAGCCTATTGGTGAAGGCTTAATTAAGTTCGAAAAGAACTTTGAAAAAGAGAAAGCACGTTTAGAAGATGCTTTTCAGACCTTATTATTAACGCAACAAAATACCAAATGGAGTGGAGGTAAAGATATTACTGGTAATAGAAATCAACCCCAAAGTATTGCTGATTTTGATCCATCTGTAATTGGTATGACTCTTACTGATGGTTTAAAACGTGATGAAGATGGAAAGTTAAGTAGAACAGGAAAGAGTGTTAATACAACTAATAGAATGATTACTTTAATTAATAAACTTTTTAATCGTTCTCCAGCTTTATTAGAGGATATTAGATTTGGAATAGTTGATAAACCTATTGATGAGTATGCTTCTGATTTTGAAGCAGGTTTAATTGATGGAGGAGGATACTTAAGTGGAGCACCTATTGAAGATTCAGCATCAAATAGTACAATAGATAGTGACACTTATAGTCCTCTTACTGATCAGGACGTTGTTGTTGATTCTGATCTATATATAAATGTTTAAATATGGCAGTACAAATTCTTTCACGACGTTCTAGTACTCTTCATGACCGACCTTTTCCTACTCGTCTTGGTGCTGCTGAGTTGGCTGTTAATAATAATTCAGGCGACCCCGGACTCTTTTTCGCTGATAATACAGCTTCTCCTTCAACAGGCTTAATCAAAGTTGGACCTATTTCTATTGGGTCTACGGCACCTAACGCATCTGGTGTAGGTTTTGCATCTTTAAGTAAGGGCGAGTCATGGTTAGATACTGCTAGTACTCATATATTTAAAATATACGATGGGTCTAACTGGCAAACGAATAAAGCGGTTGCATCAGTAAGTGCTGGGTATCCAGCTAATCCTGTGGATGGTCAATTACATTACAACACTTCAACTAGTAAATTAACTATTTACTTACTTGCAAGTACTGCTTGGGTTGTTATAGGTCCTTAATTATGGTTAAGGAGATGATCAAGAATTCTGTCTAGTTTGTTATGCACTCCTTGCATTTCTCTTAAAAAATCTTCTTTTAACACGTAATCACAGACCATACGATTTTGTAGAGTATCAAGATCACGTTCGATTCTTTCAAAACGTTTATCTAATTTGCGATTGAAATTAGATAGCGCACGTGATAAACCAGCAAAAGCACCAAGGCTTCCTGATAATACAGCGGCAATTACTTCTGGTGGCATAGCTTTCTCCTCTCTTCTATTCTAAAGGAGTTTACAAATTAAAATGATATTTAGTAGATAAAGATTATGGCTACAGGATACGAACCAAATGTAGAAGGAGCTATAGCTGTTTTAGTCGACTTAATGACAGCTAACAGTTTTACGATGACTCGTCAACCTTATGAACCAAATTATAGGGGTTTAATTGATGCAGTTATTGATTTAAAAGAAGGTTTTCCTACCTTCACACCTTTTCGTATTGGCTTTGATGCCACTACTTTTGAGGCTGTTGCCGATGGAGATGCTTTATACATGAGGACTAGTGATGGAAAAGTAGGTAAAGCTAGTGCAAGTAATGGAAATTTAGAAAATGCTTTAGTAGTTGGTTTTGCAGAAGCAGCGGCTGCTAGTGGAGCAGCAATAAAAGTTTTAGTTACGGGGGTTAAAACAATGCCGAGTTCTATAGATCCTGGGGATATTTACTTTTTAAGTGCCTCTACTTCTGGTGCTATTACTTTGACGCCGCCTTCTACTGCTGGTCAAGCTATTACTCGCGTTGGAGAGGGAGCCACAGCTACAGATTTTAGTATTCAAATTGAACCTCCAGTACTTTTAAACTGATGTCTGGTGTTAATGACTATGAACCTTATGCTCCTAATGCTCAAGGGTTAACTGAAGTTTTAGTTGATTTAAAGTCAACGATGGCTAATAAGCCAGTTTATTCACTTATTGGTTTTCAATGTGTTGTTTTAGAAAATATATCTCAAGGTCAGGCTATTTATTGCCGTGCAAGTGATGGGAAAGCTGGTTTAGCCGTAGCCAATTCAACTCTTGATTTAGCTACAGTTGCTGGTTTTGCACGTACTTCAAAAACAACGGGGCAAACATTAGATGTTATTACTTTTGGTATTTTATCTACTTCTGGTTTAGATGAAGGTGATATCTATTATTTAAGTACAAGCCCAGGTGTTATTACAAAGACACCTACTTCTACAGCTGGACAATATGTAACAAGGATAGGAGAAGCCTGTAGTTCTGCACAATTAATTATGAGAATTGAACCTCCTATTTTACTTAGTTAAAACGGTAGTCTTGGTAAGATATATAAGATGATAGTTCTCATCTGAAGCAATAGAACAAGGTCGATTAAGGTATGGCAACTAGGAAGTCACTTGTATTAGTTACTGGATTATTCCAAGAATTAAACACGTCTTCAGATAAATTAGATTTTGCTGGTAATACAACAAACGATCTTACTGAAAATACTAATCTTTATTACACGAACGCTCGTTCCCGAGCATCTATTTCTGTAACTGATAGTGGAGGAGAAGGGAGTTTATCTTATAACAATTCAACCGGAGTCTTAACGTATGCTGGTCCTTCTGATGCAGATATCAGGGGAAAGATTAGCATCGCCTCTGGTGAAGGTTTAACATATAACTCTTCTACAGGAGTATTAGGTACGAGTGCAATACCTAATTCTCAGCTTGCCAATTCATCAATAACAATTGGTGGGACACCGATTGCTTTGGGTGTTACACAGGCCACATTGGCTGGTATTACCTCTGTAACGGCTACTTCTTTAATAGGTACAACTTTATATGCTGGTGCTGTTGATGCAGCAAATGGAATAGCTATTGGTAGTTCTGGGATTGTTTTCGAGGGATCTACTGAGAATAGCTATGAGACTACTGTGTCTGCTACGGATGCAACTGCTGACAGAGCTATTGTTTTGCCGAATGAAAGTGGAACTATTTTAACGACAGGTTCTTCTATTGCTAATAGCAACCTTGCAAACAGTGCAGTCACACTTGGGAGTACGAGTGTAAGTTTAGGTGCAACAGCTTCTACTATTGCTGGCTTAACTTCTTTAACAGCGACGACTCTTTACGCAGGTACAGCTGAATCTGCTAATGGAGTAGCTATTAGTAGTTCTGGAATTGTTTTTGAAGGAGCCACTGCTGATTCTTACGAGACTACTGTTTCTGCTACGGATGCAACTGCTGATAGAGCAATTCTTTTTCCAAATGCAGCTGGAACTATTGCACTTTTAGAAACATTAAGTGTTGCTGGTGGTTCAGGTTTAACATATAACTCTGGTACGGGTCAGTTTGGAACTAGCTCAATACCTAACTCTCAACTTGCCAATAGTACAATTACTATAGGAAGCGCCTCGATTGCACTAGGGGGTAGCCAATCTACCTTTACTGGATTAACTTCTATTACATCTTCTGCTGTAGTTACTGACGATAGTGGATTACGTATTAGGGATAATTCTGATAATACAAAACAATTGGCTTTTGAATGTTCGGGCATATCAAGTGGTACGACTCGAACACTGACTGTTGCAGATGAATCTGGAACAATCGCTTCTGAAAGTTTCGCTACTGCAATAGCAGTTGCATTAGGATAGTATTATGGCAACTCAAGTACAATTTCGTCGCGGATCAACTGTTGAACATGCAACCTTTACGGGCGCCAACGGTGAAGTTACTGTTGATATTGATAAAAAAGTAGCAGTTGTACATGACGCTACAACAGCTGGAGGTATTTCACTTTTAAGAGAAGATGGAACTAATGCATCTTTATCTTTAGGTTCTTTAACTAGTTGTGCATTAAAATTCGCAAATGATCCCAATACAGGTCTGATTAGTCCGTCTTCAGATAACATAGCAATCGTTACCGGAGGTGTTGCTAGGCTTACAATAGATGGATCTGGGTCATTATCTATTCCAGGAAATGTTTCCATTACTGGAAATTTAACAGTGGGTGGACTTTTTGATTCTGATGATAACCTCGCTCTTATTGTTGCTTTAAGCTGAGATGGCAAATACCTTTAAACAAGCTACGAAGTCCAGTATGTCTACTTCTGCAGTAAGTAGTACGGACACAAACATTTTGACAGCAGGTGGGTCTGCAACTTTAATCTTGCTAAGTGCGATGGTTGCAAATAAAACTAGTACCAGTGCAAACCTTGATGTTTACATAGTAGCGAACACAGGGGATAACTCTTATTTACTTAAGAGTGTACCTATTCCTGCAGGATCTTCTTTAGAACTTATTAGCGGAAGTAAGATAATTTTAGAATCTAGTGATATTTTGAGAGCAAGAGCAGATACTGCTTCAGCTTTTGATATTACTGTTAGCTATCTTGAGCAGACTTAAGGATTATGGGCTTAACTACTGTTGGAGACCTCAGTTCAATTCAAGAGCAATTTAAAGCAATTAAAGAAGAAATAGATAAGCATTTTGATAAAACAATTTTAACTTTAGAAGAAACAAGTTGGGCAGTTATTCGTAAAAAAAGAGACTATCTTTTATGGTCAACAGACTGGACAATGACGCCAGGTTGTAGTTTAGATCAATCTGCTTGGGCGGCTTATAGGCAAGCTTTAAGAGATATCCCTCAGACTTATAAAGAATATTCTAAAGTTGAATGGCCTAACCAACCTTCTAAGAATGGTCCAAATACTAAGTAACTCAAAATAGAGTCAAAATACAATAGAAGATATATAAATAAGGTTACTAGGTACAAATGTATATTGGGAACGACCTGCAGGTTGCTTATCCGTCTTATCGAATCATTGATGATATAAGTTCTGGATTTAACGGGAGTACAACTTCTTTTGCATTACA